ATGGCAATTGAATCTTACCATTTGCAAATGATGCATCGACAGTTATGAAGCATATTTGCCCAATGATTGTAGAAGATACATCATTTGCAGTGACTGTTTTGGTTGCACTTACTAGCATATCTCCAGTTTCTCTCAGCCAAGTAGTCCAAGGAAGGTTAGTATTACCTCCATTAGCTGAGAGATTCGTGGAAATAGGTGCTGGAGATGCTTTCTTAGCCATGTTGGTTACCTACTGCACACATCAAAGTCAATAAGTACAGCCGCTAGAATTACTCTAACAGGATCTGTGACTCTGACACGCCAACATCTGTATCTCCCCATACCTAGATTGGTCAAACGAGTACGCTTGCCATACTCACCAATCTTACCAATTACAACGTCACGCTCATTAGACCATGAATTTCCATAGTCATTAGACCATGCAATCATTGCGCGAGGATCTTGACCAACTCCATTATCGTCATTGATGGATTCACCTGCACCCTGTTGCATGATTAGCTGGAAAGTCTTATATCTTGTCAATTTGCCATAGTTCATTTGCACTGGGGTAGTCTTAATGCGCTGGATGTAATTAACATCTTCTCCATCGTGATCATCATTTACGAAATAATCAAGATCGAATTCATAGATTGCATTTGTTAGTCTGTCGCCAACCAGATTCTTGCCATTCCAGAATGCAGTATATAGTCCATAGTGAGCACTTACAGAACCAGTTTCGTATGCATAGTGTGTGCGCTTATGCCAAGACTGAGTTACCACGTCAAAGCACCAAGTCTGATCTCCATTAGGGAAGTACCAGCAAATGAAGGCGTGACCATCTGCCGAATATGTGAATGCAATTGCATCAGTGAAATCAGACATGCTCTGAATATACGATTCAACACCTCTAGTAGATATTCTCTGAGGCATGAAATCGGTAGATGCAGTGAAGATACCGACAGTACCAGTTTTATCTGCACCTATCCAGAATACGTTATTTGCATAGGTAACTACGGAATTCTTTGCAGAACATCCAAAGTTAATTAGTGCATTGTTAACTCTAGCGAATAATTGAGAGTTGTAATCTCCAGTATCGTAATGCACTTCAATGCTCTGCTTGCCGAATAGCCAAAGTAGATTTACACACTTTGCCATTGTGACAATATCGTCAGAGTCTCCAATCTTCTTACCAAATTGCAATCCATTCCATTTGTTGAATACATCTGGATGATCTGAATCAAATGCAACGTCGGTATATCCCGGAGTGCTCCAGTAATACTCATTGCTATTCTGCTTGTTTACTAGGAAATAAGTATCAATGCAGAATACTCTGGTAGGGGCTTTAGTAGGATCATCATCTGCAATACCGGGAAAATACTCGTCTGTAATCTGAGCAAATGAATTACTGGTCATGGTAACTATGTAGCCAGCGCGACCATCAACAATGCACATTTCGGTTCCATTATCTGCAAATGAAACAGTGCCAGTGTATGTGTTGAGAGTTCCTACTTCTTCTCTAGTACCGTCAGAGCTAAGTTCATAGAGCTTATTTGACCATACTCCATAGAGCTTATTTGTACCAGTTGCATATAATCCACGACATGCGGCAGTAGATGCACCAGTGCTCTTAGACCATACCCTCATGCCCGGAATGCTGACGTAGTAATAAGGGACAGTGCTAGTTTCAGTTACTGCCTTTTCAACGTACAGATTCTCGCAGATCTCTTTACCTGCAGAAGTATATGGTGCAGAATATGGTTTATCACCTAGAGCAACCGAGAATGGACCTGATTGTGCTTGCTGTGCAGATTGTGCTAGTGCGCTATCAGCCATGTTGTTAGCTCCTATCCCTGATCGACTGTGTTACAATAATTGGTATGACAGACGAAATTTTTGAATCAATGCATTCCATGATTACATATTTAGGCGACGATAAGACTTTACCTTTTGTTCGCAAATTTGACTCAGCTAATAGAGGTCGATATAAGGCAGGTGAACGACTTGGATGTGTTAAGAGTCCAGATGGATATGCTAGAATTCGACTTGGAAATAGAAAATGCAATAAGCTATTTCTAATGCATCGAGTTGTATGGGCTTACCATAATGGACCTATACCCGTAGGCATGCAAATAGATCATATCAATCGAGACATTACAGATAATAGAATTGAAAATTTGAGACTTGCAACTCCTGCAGTCAATTCGCAGAATCATATTGAAGCCGCAAAAAACAACATAACATCTAAAAAACTAGGTGTGCATTTTAGATCTGATTGCCCAAAAAGACCTTGGTTTGCAAGAGTTACCGCAAATGGAAAAACATATAAAAGCAGGCAATTTGCAACTATTGAAGAAGCTGAAATTGCCCGTGAAGAATTAGCTAAGAAATATATGCAGGGATATGTTGGGTAATTAGGTAGAACAAGTATTCAAAGGCGAAGTCCAGTAACTAGATGCTTTTCCATTTGAATAGAATGCAGGACGTACCTTCTTTGCAGTCTGTCTCTGGTTCCTCTGCTTAATTACACTCAGAGAATGCTGAGCATGATAAATGATCGTCTGATCCAATCCACCAGCAGGGGCAAAGAATGGGGTTAGACGAGTTGCAAGATTGTAAAGAAGAGCCTCACGATACAATGGATCTAGTGCAATTGTGCCCTGATTGCTAGTCAATGTTCCAAGTCTGGGCTTGTATTCGACAATTACAGTGTATCCAGTCAATCCCTGCAAATGTAAGAAGATCTTACCTGCACCAAACTGGTAATCGTATGCATAGTATTGTGGAATTGCTGGAATATTCTTTAGAGATAATGCAGTGTATTCCTCATAAGAAATCTGATTCAAATTGTAGACTATGTTATTTAACTGCACCTTGACAGTTATCAAGTCCATAATCTCTTCTGGAATATCAAATGTTGGATCATTAGTTCCTGTAGTAATATACGAGGTAGATCCTAGAATGTCTGCAGGATGCTGTGGCATATTGAGCACAACAGTCTTGATCTTAGGATTGATATATCCATTTGCAGACCATTCCTGCAACATGTCATTCAATACTCTAGATGTAAGCAAAGACGCTTCTGCATCAGGTGCATCACCAAATGCCGCATATCCTGTTAGGAGTAACGAGTCATTTATTAGTCTTGCGGCGTCAATGGACATTATGCATTTTCCTTCTTAGGTTTTCTGCCACGCTTGGTGAAATCAGCTTTTGCCTGAGCCTCTATTTCATCAAACATATCTGCAACTGTTCGATTCTTGCTAGATAGTGGACTAGCATCTTTAGGATCTGAAGAATCTGCATTGGCATCTGGTGCAGTAGGTGCAACCGAATCAGAAAATGCATATCCCTTGCGAATTAAGAATGCCGCATATTCAGATGCATCCAATAACTTTTCACCTTCAAGATACATTGGATACATGCAATTGAAATCAAACTCATGTAGTTTCTTCATACTGATGATATTTAGATTAGAAGCCAATAAAAAAAGGGAGAGCCTTTTCAGACTCTCCCCATGCTCTACATTATCTAAGAAATGAATCTTAGTAAAGGGTAACGATTCCCTCGGGCTTAGGCACTGCAACACCGACGAACGCAACGAGCTTGGTGATGCTCTGGAGAGTTCCGGGCCAGTGGTCTTCGACAAGGGCGATGTTGATACCGTCGATGTTCACGTTGCGACCCTTGACACCTGCAGGTAGCTTGACTTCTGGAGAAGCGGCGGCAATTGCATCGTGCAAGAATGCGTAGTTAGGACGAACCACACCAGCATTAGCAATCGAGACAGTGGTGGAAGTGGTGATAGCGGCAGAGATGTTCTGGTAGTCGCCAGAAGCAATTGCAACTTCCTTGATCGTGACAGTCTTGCCAGATCCGACAGTAACGTCAGACTGCACAACACCGACAAATGCAACTCCAGTGTCTTCCTTGGTTGCGTAGTTGACGCAATTGACAGGGACAGCCGAGTTAGCAAAGGTCAAGCGAGTACCAGCCTTGAGCTTTGCAGTTCCGATGGTAGCGGTGAAGCTGAATCCATCCTGCCAGACGGTAGGGAGGGTGATCGCGGTGATGGTGACAGTGGAGGTTCCGTCGATGGTCTTAGGACCGAGCAATCCAGACGAGTAGACATCGAATCCAGCGTACTGGCCGAGCAATCCGGACTTGTAGGTCTTCTCTGCACCCATTGCATGGAACACGGTGGCCTGCTTAGGACCGAGCACAGGAGCCACGAAAGGATTGACAATGAGAGACTTCTCGCCCTGAGGAGCAACTAGACCGCGAGCTTCCATAATGCCATTGGCAGTATAGACGTTCTTGAGCCATTCGTCGCCAGTGGAGGCAGTTGCGGCACCCGATGCACCAGCAACATACTGACCAGAAACTCCATCAAGTGCATTGATTAGGAGCTTGTTGATCTTGTCAACCATGATGGTCATTGCAGGCTTGATCGCACGTTCGTATGCCTGTTCAGCAGAAAGATTGAAGGTCAAGTCTTCCAAGCTGTACTGCATGTTGGTTTCCACACGATTCGAGATCGTGAGAGGAATGTAAGGCTCAGTGTGAGTCTTGTAACCAACGGTAGGCTGGGTATTGGAAGGAAGAGACTCGTCATTTCCGAGGGTGGTAACCGTTGCACCCATGATGGTAGGACGACGGAGAGAGATGCTTGCACCAAGGTTATTCTGTGCGCTGAACTCGTCAGAACGCCAGTCAACCTTATCAGCAATACCAGCCTGCTCCTTGAATGCGAAGTATAGAGCCTTGTCTACCTTCGACTGGGTCTTAAAACTGTTATTAGCCATTTGTATCCTTGTTCCAGAGAATCTGCCAATTGAGGCGGTTAATTGAGGCTCTGGATTCCTCTGATGCACTAGATCTGCAGTCTAGTAATCTGCTGGTGGACTCGAATACTCTGTTCAGCCCACCGACTGCATCAGAGAATGGATCTAAGGTATTACGGACCTTATGCACGATACGAAAAGGTATTTAGAACCTGTTGCGAAAGTGCATTTGAGAAAATATAAAAGGCCCTGAGAGATCATCCCAGAGCCTCAAATGCATCAAGTGCATCTATTGCCTAAATGGATCTTACTCCCAAGGCTTCTTGTCAATCTTGCCCTTATTATACTGCTTCCAATATTCTGCAGGGCTTAGATTATCGCCACTCTTTACACCAGTTCCATTCTTAGGCACTGAAGGCACTTTAGGCTTTTCAGATTTGCTTGGAGTAAATGCAACAGGGCCTTTTGCCACAGGTGCATTCTGTGCAGGAGCTTCCTCAGTATCGTACTTTGCACTGAGCTTTGCCAACACCTTAATGGAATTTACTGGATTCTGCTTGCAAACATACTCTAGCAATTCCTGATTGGTGGCAATTTCCCATGCAAGCTGTGCGGCATTTTCGTCAGTAATTAGGGCCTGCCTAACTTCTACTGGAATATGATGTGCAATCTTATTCAGATGCTCAACTGCCTTTGGAAGATCTGGATTTGCCTGAGACGCAATTTGCACCTTCTGCTCGAAGCTAGAGGCAATCTCCTGCTCATATGCTTGAGCGGCCTGCTGTTGCTCACTCTGCAATCTTTCCTGTTCACGGAGCTTCAATGCGGCATTTACTCTAGACTCAGTTAGAGCATCGAGATACTCCTGCATTGTTGCAAACTTGCTAGGATCAGGCTTTTCGCCA